AAATCTTATACCTACTTTAACTCAGTTAGTTAGTAATTTAGATACTATAACCTCTAAAGATAATTTTACTTCATAATGGCTAGTATCATCCCCCCAAATAATTTTATTAAAAATAATGGAATTGATCCCCCGTCTAATCCATTATCTAATATAGAAAAACCAAGATTTGAATTACCGAATATTGAATCACTACCTTTTAAAAATCAAATAGTATCTTCAAATATAGATGATAATACTCAAACTAAACTAACAGCATATTGGTCTAAGGGATCAAGTGGTTACCCTATATTTTATGCAGAAGCTTACAAAACATATAGTAATGACCCTGAACCTACATTTTTTGAATCAAAAAATATAATTACCTATAAAGAACAAACTAATGAACAAGTAAAATCAATATTATCTAGAACTTTTTGGGAATTAGCACAACAAATACATGCTGCTGATATATTTAATGGAGTAATACCCCCTTTTACAAACGATAATGGAGAACCTTTACCAACTTCGGCTCCCCCACAGTATAATGTTGCTGATTTTGTATTAGATCCTCCAAAAAATGTTCCATGGCAACAACCAATTTTAACCCCAGAAGAAAAGGAAAAAGAAAGACTTGCATTAAAAGAAAAGGCTTTACAAGCTAAAAAAGATGCACAAGATAAAGTTCCAAATTGGGAAGAACTTAAAGGTGCTATTCCAAAAGATTTATTAGCTAAAGGAAAAGAAGCATTACCTCCAATTTTATACCAATTGGGATATACAGTTCTTCAAACCCAAGTAATACCAGCACTACAGACACTAGTAATAGAATATGTTGATAAATTTTTTAAAGATGGAGTTCAATCTTGTCCTCCTTTCTTGCAAACATTAATTGATCAAAGAAATAAAATAGTATCCCAACTAAATAAATTAGCCCAACGAATAGATCGTATAGGTACATCTATTTCAGGAATATCTACTTTTTTAAAAACATTAATAACAACAATAACAACAGTAGACATAGCTCAAATAGCATTATCTATAGCTGCTAAATTTATTCCTGTTGGATTACCAGGAGCTATTCCTGCTGCTTTGAATGATGCTCAAACATTTATAAGAAAAGCAACATTTGATAAGTTAGGAAACTCTAAATTATCACTTGCTACTAATACTATAGCGTCAACAGGATTAGTAATATCACTTATAAGTAGTTGGATACTACAAGCATTAGAAATATTATCTAAATTAGATGTTTTAATATTAAATTGTGATCCAAATTCAACTCTAACCCCAGTATCTGATGATGTAAAATCATTAAGTAAAGTAGCAGCAGAAGCACAAAATACACAAAATAATCAATCATATCAAGGATTTATAATTGATATCATTGAAGTACCTTATACTCCAACTGTAAATAGATATCAAGCGGTTGGTAAAAATGCTCAAGGTATTATTTTAATAAAAAGTGATCTTTCATTTACCTCAAATAACCAAACATTAATTAACGAATTAAAATTAATTATCGACAGAGATAATTTGCAAGCTTATTAATTACCAATATTTATAACAAAAATACAATGAAAACCTCAGAACTTAAAAAATTACTAAAGGAAGCTGTAAAGGAAGCAATCCAAGAGGAGTTGCATGATATTTTACTCGAAGCAGTAAAATCACCTAAAACAGTAGTAAATGAATCCTATGCACAACCTACAATTGAACAACCAAAACAACTAACCCCAGAAGAACGTAGAAATATGTTTTCAGGAATAGTATCAGAAATGCAACAGGGAGGAATAGCAAATTCAGCATATGCTGGTGAAATGAAAGTAACAGGACCGGTTGATGCAATTAATGGATCTTTACCTGAAGGAAATTTAGGTCTAGATCGAATAATGAACATGATGAAAAAATAATAAATGGCATTCGGAGCAAAACATATAGCCCCTATAGATACTAAACCAGGAACAGGGGTTGGTGTCTCTGTCCCTTTTAATGCTCCTGGAGTATTTACTACTACATACACAACACAAAAAGCAACTCAAAGTAATTTAATAAATTTCTTTTTAACAAATACAAATGAACGATATTTAAACCCTACATTTGGTGGTAATATACGTAATTTTATATTTGAACAAATATCAAATGATAATATAGAAGGATTAAAAGAGGACTTAAATTCTTTAATAGAAATATATTTTCCTAATATTCAAGTAAAAGAATTAAATATATTAACCAACCCAGATACTAATAGTATTAATGTTGAAATGACATATAATATAATAAATACAGGAATAACAGACGAATTACAATTAGAATTTAACTAATGGCTACACAATTAAAAAATAGGGATATTAAATACATTAATAAAGATTTTACTGAATTAAGGAGATCACTTATTGATTATACAAAATCATACTTCCCAACTACTTATAATGATTTTTCCCCAACTTCCCCAGGGATGTTATTTATGGAAATGTCAGCATATGTTGGTGATGTTCTTTCATTCTATTTGGATAATCAAATCCAAGAAAATTTCTTACAATACGCTCGTCAACAAAATAATTTATATGAATTAGCTTATATGTTTGGATATAAACCAAATGTAACTCAAGTAGCTACTACTACTATTAATTTATATCAACAAGTTCCTTCTTTAACCCCTACAGGTAGTGAAGGATATTTACCTGATTTTAATTATGCCCTGTTTATACCTGAAAATTCTACAATAACATCAGAATTAAATAATCCTGTTCCTTTTATAATAGAAGACCCTATAGATTTTTCAGTATCAAGTTCATCAGACCCAACAGATATAACAATATATGCCATTGATGGAGGTACAGGAAATCCTGAATTTTTCTTACTTCAAAAAAGTAGACAAGCAATATCCTCTACAATACAATCAGAACAATTTTCCTTTACATCCCCAGAACAATTTTCAACAATTAACATAAATGCAGATAATATTGTAGGTATATTAGATATTATAGATAGTGATGGAAATGAATGGTATGAGGTTGATTATTTAGGACAAGAAATGGTATTTAATTCAATTAAAAATACTAACGTAAATGATCCTAACTTATCCCAATATGAAGGGGATACACCCTATTTATTAAAATTAGAAAAAATTCAACGTAGATTTGCTACTCGATTTACATCACCAACTAACCTTCAAATCCAATTTGGTTCAGGTAATATTAATGATAGTGATGAAGAAATAGTTCCTAATCCTGATAATGTAGGTTTAGGTCTACCATTTGAAAAAACTAAATTAAATCAAGCATATTCACCATCTAATTTCTTATTTACTAAGACTTATGGTATTGCTCCTTCTAACACAACACTTACTGTTAGGTATTTAGTAGGAGGTGGAGTTGAAGCTAATATAGATGCAAATAATTTAACTAAATTAACAGCTAATACCCAATTTTTAAAATATAATCTAAACCAAAATACAGCAAACACTATATTTGATAGTTTAGTAGTTACAAATCCAATAGCAGCTGATGGTGGGGGTGATGGAGATACTATTGAAGAAATAAGACAAAATTCCTCAGCAAATTTCGCTTCACAGTTACGTAATGTAACCCAAAATGACTATTTAGTAAGAGCACTTTCAATGCCTGCTAAGTATGGTGTAGTATCTAAAGCATATATTGAACCAACAAAAGCAGAAACATTATCAGCTGGTGAATCTAATTCGGTATTAGATTTATATGTTTTATCTTATAATAACCAATCACAACTAACAACAGCATCACCAGCATTAAAATCAAATATTACAACTTACCTATCTCAATATAGAATGGTAAATGATGCTGTTAATATTAAAGATGCATTTATAATAAATTTTGGAGTCAATTTTGATATTATTGTACTCCCAGAATATAATAGTAATGAAATTTTAATACAATGTATAAATGCACTTAGGGTTTATTTTGCTATAGATAATTGGCAAATAAATCAACCAATTGTTTTGAGAGATATTTATGTTCTTTTAGATCAAATTGAAGGTGTCCAAACAGTAAAAGATATTAAATTTACTAATTTAGTTGGAGAAGATTTAGGATATTCTAAATATTCATATTCAATGGAAGCAGCAACATCTAATAATGTAGTATATCCTTCTTTAGATCCAAGTATTTTTGAAGTCAAATACCCTAATACAGACATTCAAGGTCGTGTAGTACCTTTATAAAAACATAAAAATGGCAATATATAAAATTTTCCCTACAAAAGACGCTACATTATATTCAATGTTCCCTAACATGAACACTGGATTGGATGAAGTTATAGAAGCTACTGAAACATCAATAGCACCTGAAGGATCAACTAACCCCCAAGTTAGTAGGTTTTTAATTAATTTTAACCAAGATAGTATCAAGGATATTGTTGATAATAAAATTAGTGGTTCTTCCTGGGATGTTAACTTAAGATGTTTTGTAGCTAAAACAACGGGTTTATCTCTAACAACAACTTTAGATATACATGCTGTTTCGGGAACTTGGGATATGGGAACAGGAAAATATTTAGATTCCCCTATATCAACAGATGGGTGTTCTTGGATATTTCAAGCATACTCAGGTAGTACAATGTGGAATGTGTTAAGTCCTGGTAATAATGTTACTGCTTCTTATAATTATAATTATGCTCCGTTAGGTGGAGGTACTTGGTATTCAAATAACACTAGTGGTCAACCTTTATCATCTTCACAAGTTTATACTTATAATAGTGATGTAGATTTAAATACAAGTGTTAAATCTATTGTTGATGTTTGGATGACAGGTTCAATTGGATCACTTAACCCAACAGTAACTAACGATGGTTTTTTAATTAAACAAAGAACAGAATTTATAAATAGTAATGATTACCAACCAGAAATTAAATTTTTCTCTATTGATACTCATACTATATATCCTCCTCAATTAGAATTCAAATGGGATGATTATTCATATGAAACTGGAAGTTTAAATGTTTTAGAAACACTCCCCGCCAAAATTACATTAGCCCAAAACCCAGGTACTTTTCATTCTGAAAGTATAAATAGATTTAGAATTAATGCGAGACCTGAATATCCAAGACAGATATGGCAGACTTCTTCTTTATACACAACTAATTATGCTTTACCATCATCATCTTATTGGGCATTAAAAGATTTAGATACAAATGAATATGTAATTAATTTTGATACAACCTATACTAAATTAAGTTGTGATAATAGTGGAAGTTATATTGATATGTATATGAACGGTTTACAACCAGAAAGATATTATCAAATATTAATTCAAACAGAAATCGATGGGTCAACTATAGTATTTGATGATCAGTATTACTTTAAAGTAGTTAACGGATAATGGAACTTATAAACTTATCAAAGCAAGAATTTGCAAGAAATCAATATTCACAAGTAATAGATACTTCTTTTACTCAGCTTATTCCTTCAGTTCCTGTAGATGATATAACCCCAACTATATCAATTCAAGAATTTTTTGGATATTATAATGCTTTATTCTTTCAAATACCTGAATTTGGAGACATAAACTCTCATCAGTATCTTATCAATACTAGCACTAATTATATTGGTGAAGTTGGAGATGATTCAACTATTCAAGCATTAATTGATGA